GATAATGGTTGTCATATTTGGGATGGTGATGCGTATAAGAATTACATAAACAAACTTATTTTTAATGAAAAAGATTGTCATGTTGATGATTTAATAAACCAACCGAATAAGACGTTTGTTCCATATTCACAAGAAGAATTCATCAACAAAATAAAAACAGATGATGAGTTTGCTAACAAGTGGGGTGAGTTAGGTCCAATTTATGGTAAGCAATGGAGAAGTTGGACTAAAAAGAAAATGTATTTATCAACAGATGGTTCATATGAAAATATCTATGATGAGGCAGACCAAACGGTTATTGACCAAATATCAATCTTAATCAACGACCTTAAAACAAATCCTGACTCAAGGAGAATGATGGTTAACGCTTGGAATGTAGGTGAATTAGACCAAATGGTTCTTCCACCCTGTCATTATGGATTTCAAGTTTATACAAGAGAGTTGAGTGATGAGGAAAGACTTAATTGGATGAAGAACAATAAATCCAATGTAGTTTTACCAATGAGAGACTTTAATGTTGAATTTAGTATGGATGAATGGTTTAGACCCTATGGTGTACCTAAACGAGCAATCTCTTTAATGTTTAATATGAGGTCAAATGATGTCCCATTGGGTTTGCCATTTAATATTGCATCATACGCGCTTCTTTTAGAGATTATTGGTAAAATTGTAAATATGGTTCCAGATGAATTAATTGGTAATTTAGGTGATTGCCACATATACCTCAATCAAATTGAAGGTGTTAAGGAACAAATTGGTAGACCTTATACGCCAGAAGAAAGACATGAATTGTTAAAAACCGCCATGGGAAATTTTTACCAAACAGCAGTTGATGAACAAGTTCCTTTTGGTGGTGGATTGAGTGAATACTATGAATCATACAAAATACCATACCACTCGAGAGAACCTTTCGAATTACCAAAATTAAAATTACCAAAAACTGACGCATTTTGGAAAGGATTTGATGTTAGTTTGTTTGGTCATTTAGAACCATCGGATTTTAAGATTGATGGATACAAAAGTCACTCATCAATAAAAATGCCACTTTCAAATTAACTTTTCTTAAAATTACAGATATTTATATTAAAGGGTAAACCTTAAAGTAAATCAATATGAAGAAGTTTTTAGTGTATGAAATCAAAAACAATATAAACGGTAAATCTTATATCGGACAATATAGTGGATTATTATTTGATAAATATTTTGGGAGTGGAAAGTTGATTAAGTTGGCAATAAAAAAATACGGATTAGAAAATTTCTCTAAAACTATTTTAGAAGAGTGTTCTAATAAAGACGAGTTGAATGAAAAAGAAATTTTTTGGATTAATAAACTCAAAACAATTGAAAACGGTTATAATTTAACAGAAGGTGGTACAGGTGGAGACCTATCTGAATTTATTAAGTATGATGAGAATTGGGTTGAAAACCAAAGACGCTCAACAAAAAAGTATTGGGACAATATAAGTGATGATGAAAGAAAAATAAGAAGTGAAAATGTGTCTGGTGAGAAAAATGGAATGCATGGTAAAGACGGATTTTGGAAGGGTAAAAAAATGCATAAAGAAATAGTTAAAAAGCAATTAGATAATAGAAGAAGTTATAATAAAGAACAGAACCCAAATTGGAAAGGGGGTTTAACTTACATCTATTGTGAATGTGGTAAAAGAATAGGTTACGGTCACACTCATTGTAACAAATGTAGACCTAGAACTGAAAATAATAACCCATTTTTTGGTAAACAACATTCGGAAGAAACTAAAAAAATATTAAGTGAGAAAAGAAAAGGTAAAAAACCAACTAATATGACACAAGTCCAAATTGATGATATTGTTTATGAGAGTTTGGCGGAAGCCTCAAGACAAACAGGTATTCTATCATCAACCATTTTATGGAGATTAAAATCCAAAAATTCAAAATACGAAAACTATAAATCACACCCATCAATTAAAGCACCATTAAGTAATTAAATTATGAAATTAAACTCAAATATTCCGTCTTTTAAAGGACTTGTTAAAAAATCTTATTTTACTAAAAACATTGAAGACGATAAAGAGTTTTATAACGTTTATGTTTTTGGTATTCAATCTTGTGGTGGTCAAATACTTACCTTTCACGTTATGACAGATAATGGTATGTTAAGAAGTAGGGTACCGTTATCCGAAATCTATACTAAAATCCCAACAAATGATATCCCCTTCAATTTTAAACAATTGTGGGATTGTTTCAGTGAAAACGTTTCTGTAATTGAATATGATTTTTTAGCGTTTCACAGAGCACAGATTGTTTTAAGAGACGGAACAAAAGTTTGGGGTACATATATGTTTACAGTTGATTGGTATAGTAATCCATATAGTGATGAACCATCTGATTATAAATGTGGGCATATATTTGAATCAGATGAGGGGTATTTATTATGTCAACCAAACAATAGACTTTTTTGGAGGGATAGTAATTGGGTCACCAAATCACTACCTGAAGATTTAAAACAATTTAAAGTTGATACAGACTCAATATCGGTTGAAAATCAATCCGATAGATGGGTGACTGAAGATAGTAATTCATTTTACTACGATATCAAAGAAAAATAATGATTGGAATGGTTCTAATCTTCCTGATGGTGTTTATTATGGGGTTCTAACAATAATAAAGAATAATTCGCTTCAGAATATTCCTTTTATTGTTACAATTTTAGATAATGATTAAACCTGAATTGTTTTATGATTTCATCAAAAATTTCTATGTGATTGAGTATTGCAAGATAGAACCTTTAGTTATTGGTGGTATTAAAAGACAAATTTTTATCAGAGATGTTCATGAAGTGACGGGTTTTGATTCACGAATAATACCAATAACATCTAATAAAAATATTAACCCAATCTTTTTTTGGACTAAATTTTATCAGTTGACTGAGGTTGATATATTCCATAAAGAGATAAATGTAATACCTAACAGTATTGTTAAAATGTTCACACACACTCAGAGTTTGGATTTCTACAACTATCTCGCAGAATACGACCAACATGTCATAATACCATTAAATATGATTAAACATGAGTTTCCAGGTCTTTACCAATAATGATTTTCTTAAGATAGTTAAGAAAGTTAAACCAACTGTTGAATATAGTTTTGGAAAAAATAAAATTATATTTGAAGTGGAGTATAAAAATGTTGACGGATTGGAAAAAACATTGGTTGGAGTGTTAGTCGACTTTAAAAGAATTTCAGGTACAAAGAAAGTTCAGATAAAGGGAAATATAATGAACGAATGTATCACAAATGAATTTATGACTGTATCAAAATTGATTGGTATGGAGGATAAAAATATTATGTTTTTCTGTGATACTGAAAGATTCTATTGAATAGAATATTTATCATTATGGATTCTAAACAAAAAGAGGCTATATTAAAGTATTGGCAAAAAAATGGTCCGAGTCTTTTAGACTACAGACTTAGAAAAATTTATGGTTTAGACGAAAGCTCGGATTGGAATGAATTTCGAAAGATGTTAGTTGATTATCTTGGTGGAATATTTGAAGTCGACACTTTGGTAAAATCAAGAATGTCACAACCATTCACAGCTGATTGTGGTGGATACGATTTTGACTTCAAAGTAAAAGACTATGACTTGACTAATGATAACACACTTGAATTTCATGAGAGTGAACTATACATGATAGATGATATTCTTTGTGTTATTGACCCATCAGGTACTGCTACATTATTTGACGGAATTGAATATACTTTGTTTGACTTACAACACTTAACACCAGCTGAATTACAGAAAAAATATGGTGGTAATTTTGTGAGAGATAATGATGATTTGGATGTAATATTCTATGAGTTAATTGATTGTGTTAAAGAAACTTTATACCAAGAAATTACCCAAAAATATGGTGTAGAAATTGGTGGTGAGGTTGATATTGAGGAAGGTAAAAACCAAGAGTTCCAAAGTGGACTGAACGAAAATATCGGAAAGATTAAGAAAATTATGTTCACATAGTTGTCTCTATCGTTTCAACCTATTATCTTTACAAAAAAAAGTAATGTCAAAGGTTGAACAAATTAAAGAGAAGTACCCATCTATTCCTTCACGTACTATTAACAGTCTTGAAAAAAGTGATAAGACTGCAACAAAAAAGTACCTTGATTACATGTGTTTTTTATGGATTAGTTTACGTAATGCGAAACAGTGTGTTGAACTGGTGACTCAATTTGATTCACTATTACCTTACATTGAGAACAAAGACATATATAGTCCATTCTATAAAGACTTAATGAGTCTAAATAATACGATTAATCAGGCTATTATAACAAAGGAGGAAAAGAGTTTTGTTCGAGAAGAACATGTCAATGTTATATTCGAAAATGGAGATTATATGATTCTTATACCAAAGACACATAAAGGTTCTTTGAAGTACGGTGCAAGTACCAAATGGTGTACTGCATCTAAAAACCATCCGTCAACATTTACTAACTACTCAAATAGAGGATTGTTATTTTATGTTATTCGTAAAAAAGTGAAAGGTGACTTGTATGATAAAGTGGCTTTTTTTATAAACAAACAAAATTGTGTTTTTAGCGAAATAGAAGTCTTTAAGTCAAATGATAACCGTTCACAATTTAGAGATTTAATGGGTAGTTCGTGGGATTTTGAGGACATTCAGAATATTGTAACAACAATAAATTTGTACAGTCTCTATTATGAAAGATATGATAATGCAAAAAACAATATTGATAAATTTGTAAAACAAATAAGTAACATCAATACAAAAGACATCGAAAAATCATTTAAAATATTGGGTGAGTCGGATAATAATATTGGAAAATTGACTGAATCAATTAAAGATTTAACTGGGAAGATTTCCGAGTTAAAATTTACTTATTGAGATTCCAAACATCAATAACTTCAGTTTCAGTATTCTCGGTATTCCAAGTTAGGTTTGCACTTGCACTTTTATCTTCCAAGTCAAAAACTATGTTACCTTGTGAACCTTCATTGATTTCCCAACCACCGAAATCACTCAAAGCACGATATGCTAAATCATCCATTTTTGGGGTTAATGTAAATCTTTTATCATTATAGTCAGACCCTTCATCTTCAACATAACCACTGTCACCTCCACCTGAAAAATCTACGTAGAATGGTTGTTGGTAACCTTTTGAGATTAACTCTTCAAACTGAGTCATAACTTCTTCATCAATTTCTATAGAAGATGAACCTCCATCTTCTGTATCATATTCAGAATACTGTCCATAAGTGGTTATAGTCATTGTTGTTGGGTCAAATATCATTTCATAACCCTGATATTCACTTCCATTATCCGCTTCACCCTGAAAATCAGGTAATTGGTCCAAATATTTTTCTAAAAAGGGACTTATTTCAATTGGCATGTTGATGTAATTACCATTACATCTCATTTTATTTTGATAGTATGAGTTTCCGTCATATGAAAAATCAAATATTGCTTTTTCACATCCAATTGTTTTGATAAACTTAGAAAGTATCACTAGAAGTGTTTTGAGTTCTTTTTCCATAAAAATAAATATCAGTCAGTAAGTTTTATGTTCATTGTGCGTAACATCCACATTGGTTTTTTTTCGCCAATTAAAGCATCAATCCATTCTTTAGCTGTTGGTATGTAGTTAAAACAATCTTCTTTTACGTGTTGTTCACCGACATATCGTGTATAAACTATTTTACCATCAGAGTTTACAAATGATTGTCCGAATATCTTTTCCATCTCAAAGATTCCTTCCGAGTGATGTCTGAACATTCTATGGTTGGAATGTCCTACCCAAGCTTTTGTCTCATCTAACCAATTGTGTAAGTGAATATAATCTTCCCACTTTCCTCCAAACTTTTTTACTGAGGACTTTGCGTGTATTTCAGGATGTGCCATATAAAAAAAATATCATATAAAATGGTATTTTAAAGATTTTCTTGAGTAATCTTTGGTGGTAACGGTGGATTTAATAAAAACTTGTTGTTAATCCAATTTCTTAATTCGTTTTCTACGAAAAATTCAGGAACCTCCATGTCGTCTGGCATTTGTGATGCTAAATCAGAAATATAATTGGCAAAATTTATCTTATATTTCTCACTCATTATAGTCATAAGACCGTCACTAATGAAGAATATTCTTGAGAAAGGGTCTGTGATATTTAATTCACCTTCTGTTAAATCAAAGGCTTTCATAATTGCTTTACCCCACCAAGTTTTATAACTTTGAGTCTCTGTTAGGGTAGGTCTAAGTATTTTGTTAAGTGCTCTTGCAGATGCTCCGATGAAACCTGCAATTGCAATCTGAGGTAAGAACCAGGGAATGAGCCTAAGAAATGCTTTGTAACTACCCTCACCAACATTCTTTAATAATCTTTCCTCTCTAGCATCCTCAACAATAGCTTTGAGTTGACCAAATGTAATCTTACCTTGAGCTTTACAGAATTTTTCAGAATCACAAATATTTTTTACTGTTGTCTTTGAAGGTTCAATTTGACTGTCTAAGTTCTCAATCTCATCCTCTAATATTTGTTTTATCAGGTCTTTCATGTTAAATAAATATTATGATAGGACGATATTTATATATGTGAATTATAAGAAACTAATTGAGGATGTATTGGGTTGGTTAGGATTTATAATCACATTGATAGGTATGTTAGGTGTTGCTCATTTCTTTCAATGAAGATATTCCCTCTTGAAGGGTAGTTTAGGACCGTTACGTTATGGTAACAAAAAAAAGGGGAGGTTCGCTACCATCCCCTTTTCCTTTTTATATGTTTCTCCCTTGTATTACTTTAACCAAGTATAATACTCTTTAAAGTGTTTGATTCTATCGGCAAGTCCAATAGTACCACCGTTAACTCTTTTTGTAACTGCGGTTACGGTAGCGTCGTCAGCACCTTTATCTGCGATAGCATTCAATCCATTCTTTGAGAAGAACCAAGCCGCCGAAGCTAATGGGTATTTAGTTGAAACCAAATCGGGGTTCGATACCGTGTCTTCATTGATTGATTTAGCGAACGCTGCGTAGTTAGCTTTACCCGTTAATTGAATATAACCACGACCTCTGAACTTATAACCTTCTTTAGTTGATTCATCACCGTTACCCATTCTACCACCATAAACTTTAGAGGCAATCTTTTCAGGGTTTCTTGCGTATGATTCTGATAAGTTACCAGGGAAATACTTTGGGAATATCTTTTTAAGACCATCTGCCGAATAGTTCAAGTTTTCTTGTGTTGCTTTGAAGTTACCTGACTCGTGACCACACTGTGCTAAAAAGTGAGCCAAACGAAGTGGTGTATTAATTTGGAATTTTTCCATAACCTCAGGGATTTGTGAGATAACAGTATCGGGTACATGACCTTTCAACTTTGATAAATCAATTGGTCCACCCTTTGGTAAAACAACTTCTTCTTTGATTTGTTGTGGTTCACCTGCGAACATCTTTGACCAAGTACCATCACCAACAATTCCGTCGGCAGTTAATCCGTTAGCTTGTTGCCAAGTCTTAACAGCTTTTTCTGTGCCGGGTCCGAACACACCGTCAGCACCCAATCCTAATTTTGCTTGGAGTTTTTTTACTTCCTCTCCTTTGGAACCTACTTTTAGTAACATGTTTTTTTATGATTTAAAATGTTTATTTACCATAAATATATTTTGGTTCGTGTTTGGTAATGTTATTAGAATTTCTTAACTTTGTGGTATGGGATGCGATATTCACGTTTACACAGAACAATATGACCCTCGTGACAATACATGGTACACGAACGATAACTTTCGTTTGAATCGTTTTTATGGTCAGTTTGAAAACCAAAAAGAATTTGAACATGAATCCGTATATCACGGAAGGAACTACCAACTGTTTGGAATCTTGGCTGGAGTACGTGACACTTATGTTTACCCAATAGTGTCTCCTCGTGGTATTCCTGACGATAGTTGTGAGCTCATTAAAAAAGAGTTTGCCTATTGGGGTGGCGATGCACACACACCATCTTACTTCACACTTCATGAACTTAAGGAAGCGTTGATTTATTCTCGACCTGAAAGTTTAAGTGGTATAAAGACTCTAACTAAATTTATTGATGACATTGAGAGTAAGTTACGTAAAGACTTCTTTTTCTACAATTGGGAGGATAAGGAACCTGATAGTCAAGTTAACGAATTGATAAAGAATCACAGAATTGTATTTTGGTTTGATAATTAATAAAAAAAAGATATGCACTACGGAGATTTAAAAAATTGGGTTGTTAAGGTTATTAACTCATGTGAAAATTATAAACAACTTTCGAGCGCTCGGAGACTGATGTATTTATTTGAAAGTCACGATTCACACTCACATTTGAAATTTAGGGATAGACAAAATATCACAGATGAGGTATTCACAACCTATAGTTCAAAACAATTTGAGATTTTGAGTAAGAGGGAAGAACAACTTAAAGAACAATAAGTATTTATCATAATGGACCGAATGGAAAAAGAAATCGAGAAAATTGTCTTTTTGATGGAAATCAAAAAGAAGAAACATGTATTTTCCAAAGAGATACTACCGAGTCACAAAAAAAGAATGGATGATATTTCTAATACCATCTATAAGGACTATGACCCAAAAAAGTTTATGAATCTTTCTTTTCCTGAAGGTGATGATATCAAAAAAGAAATTGAAGATTTGAAGAGTATTGAGGTTGAT